CGGTATTTCAAATGATGTTTGGAAAAGATTCAAGTTTAAGAAAGGAGTATATGTTCGCATGAATTTAGAAATGTTTACAGAAGAGCTGAAGGGTAATAACTATCCAATCTCGAAGGTTGCTGCCAACGAATGGAAATCATTCGCAATGTATACCGTTGAGAGTCGTGCTATTCCTAATATGATTGATGGTCTTAAACCAGTTCAAAGGTTCTACCTTTATTCTTCATTATTAAATAGCAAGAAGGATTTCAAAAAGGTATCTGCAGTGTCAGGTATTATTTCTGACTATGGTTATAATCATGGTGAATCCTCCGCTGCTGGTGCAGGTCAATTAATGGCTGCTGAATGGAATAACAACATCTGCTTGATTGAAGGTCGTGGATCCTTTGGTACTCGATTGGTTCAAGAAGCTGGTGCTGCTCGTTATGTCTACTCAAGAGTACATGACAATTTCAATAAGTACATTAAAGATATTGATCTTGCTCCTATTCACGAAGATCCTGAACACGAACCACCTTCATTCTATTTACCGATTCTACCTTTAGTGTTGGTCAATGGAACAAAAGGTATCGCAACCGGATTCGCAACGAATATATTACCACACAACCCAAAAGATTTAAAGAAGGCTTGTATTCAATATTTGGATAAAGGTAAAATTACCACAAAGCCTAAAGTTATGTTTCCTGATTTCAAAGGAACGGTTGAACAATCGAAAGAAGACCCAACCAAATATGTTTCGTATGGTATCTTTCAACGTTCTGGTAAAACAGGCGTCTCCATCACAGAGGTACCATACGGCTTCGACCGAGAAGGATATGTTAAGGTACTCGATAAGTTGGAAGAGGAAGGAGATATCGTATCTTACGAAGACAAATGTAATAAGGACGGTTTCCGTTTCGAAGTAAAGCTCAAACTTTCTTCAGTTAAATGGACTGATACCAAACTTATTCACAAGTTCAAACTCAGCAAGCCATTCGCTCAAAACTTAACAGTGATTGATTTTGATGGTAAACTCAGAGAATACACAGATGCTCGAGACCTTATAAAGGACTTTTGTGATTACCGTTTAGGTATATTGCAGAAGAGAATCGACGCTCGTATAGAGGAGTTTAATGAAGAGGTTCGATGGCTTAATGTTAAAATGGAATTCATTCAAGCAAATATTGATGATCGTATAGTATATAAAAATAATACTAAAGATCAGGTCGTCAATCAAATAATGCAAGAGACATCTGCGCTAGGAGGTGACACAAACAGATTGCTCGCATTAAGTTTCTTAAATGCAACAAATGAAGAAATTGTAAAGTTAAAGAAACTGATTGAGGAATCTAAAACAACATTAAGCTTTTGGCAATCAACCACACCGCAAGAACAATTTAATACAGACCTGGAGAATGTATAATGGAAAGTAAAATAGCAACTGTAGAACTCGACACAAGCGCCTGGATAGATGAAGATGGTCTTGGAGTTTGCGTTTATGTTGGAGAAGGTTGTGAACCTGTCGTAGAAACAACATTTGACTTTGAAACATTAGTAGAGAACCACTTCGAAGGTTATACTATTAATGATAAGATCAGGCCTATGGATTATTCTGAGGTTGAAGCAATGGTAATTAAATTAGAGCAGATGGCAAAGTATGCACGGAATATGCTTGAAGATTATACGTTAGACATGGAAGAATAAATAATAATGAATAAACTTAAATTGATATGGAAATACTCATTAGGTGGTTTCTCTGACGATAAGACAGAGCCTTATGACGATTATGTTATGTTGCTACGAACGATTATTGTTGGTGTAAACTTTTTAACGTGTTTCTTTATTATGGCAAATACTATAAGGCATTGGTGATGAGTAGAAAAGATGATTACGAAAGAATGGATACTAACAAGTATCTCAACTTGAATTTAAAAACAGACGGGTTACCTCTACCAGATGTTAACGCGCAATTTATTGAATTCTTTCACAGAATGGATTACAAGTGGTGGAGAGATGTTGAAGAAGGTGATGTTGTTGTTGATATTGGTGCCTGTGTTGGTTTCTTTGTCTGCCACGCTCTTGATCGTAAAGCTTCTCGTATATTTGCTATCGAACCTTCTAGGCCTCATCTCAAAACTCTTATCCAAAATATTTCGGATCATTATATTGACAATAGTACTACTCCTGTCATTCCTATCGAAGCAGGCATAGGATCAACGTCAAACCATTTTAATAATGTCTTTTCAGAATATCGAGAGTTTAAAAGAATGTCCTTTCTCGATCTTGTAGTTGATTATAATATACCAAAGATTGATTACCTCAAAATAGATTGTGAAGGTGGAGAGTATGGTATCTTTAACGATATGAATATGGAATATCTAACTACAAATGTTAAACACATGGCAGTAGAGTTTCACTTAAGCTGTTATGGTGGAGCTGCAAAACAGTGGATAAAGGTTAGAGATACATTATTACCGCAATTCAAAAAAGTACGATGGATGGATAAGAAACACGAAGCCTTAGCCTACAATGACCGATGGTTAAACGAAGGTAATTGGAATCAGTGTTGTGCATTCATGGTATACATCACTAACGAATAATTCCCACCGACTCAATTCTAATAAATAGAATTATACAAATAGGATTGGGTCCATGCCAGAAATTATTAACAATTACTTATCTCCAACTAATTTTACGATTAGTATAGAGAAGCTTCCAAATGTAGAGTTCTTTACACAAAAGCTAACAATACCAGATGTCACTGCAACTGCTACATCGTTGGGTACTCCTTTAGCAAACATGTACGAATATGGTGATCGTATTGAGTACGGTGAACTAACAACCGTAATGATCATCGATGAGAATATGAATAACTATAAAGAAATTCTCAATTGGATAGAAGGCTATGCTTCTCCAGAATCCTCGAACCAAAACAAAAACTTCGCCCAGATCAGAGGTCATGAATCTGATATCATTGCGACCATTACCAACTCCCACAAAAATCCAAACATAAGATTCGTATTTAAGAATTGCTTCCCAACCTCTTTGGGTGGTGTTTCTCTTGATGTTAATGTTCAAGACGTGGCATATGCAACAACGGCAGTTACCTGGAGATACGATACCTTTACGATGGAACAACTATAAGATAAACCTTTTATTATGAATTATGATTTTATTGAAGTGGGTACATCTGATTTTGATACCCTTATACAAGACGCAACCGATCAATGTATTGGTCTGTGCATTGAACCAATCAAGTTCTATTTAGATCGACTACCAAACAAACCAAACGTTAAGAAAATCAATTCTGCGATTTCTTTTGATGGAAAAGTAGGTCGTGATAAAGTTTATTATATTCCTCTTGAGACAATTCAGAAACACAACATGCCTCTTTGGATTCGCGGCTGTAATTCAATAGGTGACTATCACTATCAACACAAAAAGAATAATCTTCAATCAGTTGTAGAAACAATTGATGTTGATACGATACCTTTAGGTGACATCTTTGAACAGCATAATGTTGATACACTTACTATATTAAAAATTGATACAGAAGGTGGAGATTGTTTTATATTAAATTCGTTTCTTCCTTTTCTTGAATCTAATGAAAAAGAACGTTGGCCTTCATGGATTGAATTTGAAACAAACATCTTAACACCAAAAGAAACGGTAGACGATACGATTCGTAAATACTGTGATCTTGGTTATACAGTAGCAAGACGTGGAGTTGGAGAAGAGAACTCAATCTTACAAAGCCCTTTGTGTAAATAACCATTGACATTTAGTGGTAAACCTGTTATAATTGTAATGAATTTAAAGTTTATGGAATAGATTATGGATACGAATGATATAGCAGCAATATGGGCAGCTGACTCGCCGATAGATGAAACCAACCTCCTAGGTGAAAGTAAAAGAATCCCATCGTTACACAGTAAGTACTATAATCTTTATTATAGGGAAGTCTTACGTGTTAAAAAGTTAAAGGCCGAATATAAAGAATTGGAAATGGACAAACGTAATTGGTACGATGGTTCAATGGCTGAAGAAGATCTGAGAGAAAAAGGATGGAAGCCATTTCAAAGAAAGGTAATTAGAAACGATTTGGATAAACATATTCAGTCAGATAAAGATATTATTAAATTAAGTCTTACGATTGATTTTCATACTGCCAACGCAAACTACCTCGAAGATATAATTAAAACAATACACAGTAGAAACTTCGTAGTAAAGAATATGATTGATATTCTAAAGTTTCAGTCAGGAGATTATTAATGTGGGATAAATTTTTAGAGTGGGGTTTCAAGAGAGAAGCAGAGAATCAATTTAAAGATGTCGAAGCAGAACTCAAGCGTGAAGATAATCGTATTAAGATAGATGTAATGAAGGACGATACAGATCCTGAAGCAATTACAATTGAGAACGCATATAAGACAAGATGGATTTGGTACCATACAATATTAGCAATAGGTATCTTTTTCACTAACGCATTATTAATATCAATACTTTTATTATTGGCAATTAAATTATGAATCCATACGCAGCAGATATATCTGAAGAATTAAAAAGAACCATTTATAATGGCTTTTGTTCTATTCAGGAAATCAAAGGAATACCATTAAGAACTCAACAAGGTATGTTACTTGCATTAACAGGTATGTTAAAAGAACATGGTTGGGCAGTGATTGGTATTACTGAAGCAGCTGCATTACGTATTCAAGAGAACGAATATAAAAGACCAAAGAAAATCAATCGTGCACATATCTATTCAAGAAAAGAAACAGCAGAGATTCTATTTTCGAAGTATTGGACATATACTGATTTTTGGGATTTCTTTTTAGAACGTGATTGTTGTGTATTAGCAACATCTAAGGAAAATTATTCAAAACAACCAGAAGACCTATGGAGACAAGTACCAAAGGGTATGTTTCAATCTGTAGGGTTTGCATTTAAATGTGGAAAAGAAGAAGCAGGATGGCTTAAAGAGCAATTATGAGTGAAAGAATAGAAGTAGAATTAATTGATTCAGTATACATGCGTATTAAAGCGGATGCTGGATTAAAAACAGAGTTGTCTGATTTCTTTGCGTTTAAACCAGAAGGTTATCAGTTCAGTCCAAAATATAAAGCAAGAGTGTGGGATGGAACCATTCGACTGTTTCAAGCAATGCGTCCTGTATTGTATGTCGGTCTATATCCGCATCTAAAAAAGTTTTGTGAACAACGAGATTACGTTTTAGAAGCACCAGCATCAATATCAGAACAGGAGAATATCGAAGATGGCTATGTTGAAGAATTGGCTGAAGAGATTAACTGTAAATTCAAACCAAGAGACTATCAAATTGAGTACATCAATAACGCTCTGCGTAACCGTAGATCTTTATCTCTATCACCGACATCATCTGGTAAGTCTTTAATTATTTACTTGATACAACAACATTACTATCAAGCACTCGGTTTAAGAACATTGATTATTGTTCCTACGATATCTTTGGTACATCAGATGGCTGGTGACTTTGTTGATTACGGTTGTGATGAGAACTCTATCTATAAAATACAAGGTGGTGTTGATAAGAATACGAAAGCACCAATAGTAATCTCTACTTGGCAATCTTTGGTCAAACAAGATAAGGATTGGTTCGGTCAATTTGGTTGTGTGATGGGCGATGAAGCTCATACGTTCCAAGCAAAGTCATTAACAACCATTATGCATAAACTCGAAGAATGTACTTATCGTCATGGATTTACAGGTACACTCAAATCATCAGAAAGTAAAACGCATAGGTTAGTACTCGAAGGTTGTTTCGGAGAAGTAAAAAGAATCGTATCCACAAAGAAATTAATGGACGAAGGTACGGTTGCTGATTTTGAAGTAAAGGCTATTGTATTGAATCATAGTAACGAAGCAAAGGCTGCGTTCAAAAAGGCAATGGGACAGGTAAAAGAATCAGTTAAGAAGTGGCCTGCTGAACGTGAGTTTATTGTATTCCATGAAAAGAGAAACAATTTCATTAAGAACCTTGTTCATTCTCTAAAAGATCAAAACAATTTAATACTATTTGACTTGGTTGAGAAACATGGTAAAGTACTTGCTCCTTTATTAGAAAAAGAAGGTAGAGAGTTACATTTTATTTACGGAGCTACGAAAGGAGAAGAACGTGAACGCATACGACATTTGGTCGAGAACGACCCTGATAAGAAACACAATATACTCGCATCCTATGGAGTGTTTAGTACTGGTGTTAATATTAAACGACTTGATAATGTAATCTTTGCTTCTTCAAGTAAATCTGAGATCAAGGTATTACAATCAATAGGTAGAAGTTTACGTAAAGCGGAGGACTCGCAGAAAGCGGTCCTCTATGATATCGCTGATGATTTGTCGGTGGGAAGTTACGAAAACTATACATTGAAACATTTTAAATCAAGAATTGAAATCTACTCGTCAGAGGAGTTTCCGTTTAAAATATTTACTGTCGACATATAAAACTAATATACCTTTAAAGTCGATAAACTTATTATACAAGGAAGTATAAGAGATGTCAATAGTTTTTTCAAAAAAGTTGAATTAATTTCATATTTGTTATAAAACCATTGACAAACTAGTGAAACTGGTATATAATTACATTATTAAAACAAAAAGGAGTGTTAGTTTGAAATGGCTAAGAAACGAAACTACGTAAACAATAAAGACCTCCTCGCAGCACTGATTGCTTATAGAGCAGCGGTAGCAGAAGCAGAGGAAGGCGGCGAAGATAAACCACAAGTACCCGATTACATCGGTAAGTGTATTATGATGATAGCTCAAAGGTTGGCAACGCGTCCAAACTTTAGTGGTTATATGTATAAGGAAGAAATGATCTCGGACGGAATTGAGAACTGCCTTCAATATATACATAACTTTAATCCAGATAAATCTCAGAATCCATTTGCTTATTTTACTCAAATCATTTGGTATGCATTCTTACGCAGAATCTCTAAAGAGAAAAAGCAGATGTATATTAAATTTAAAGCTTCACAGAGACAGATGTCGGATAATGAAGTATTTGATTCAGCAGGAGAACCAGTTACTGGAAATCAACTGCCTGATTATATTAACGACTTCATTGATGACTTTGAAAACAAACTCAAAAAGAAGTAAATCATGTTTGATTATAAGAAACCTTCAATTCAGATTGTAGGTAAGTGGCAACCCTGGCATCAAGGTCATACAAATTTATTTAAAAAGGCCTTGACATTCACAGGACAAGTTGTTATAATAGTCAAAGAAGTATATAAAGCAGACGGTGAAGATGCACCGTTTGGTGAGATAGATGTTATCAACTCAATAACGATAGCATTAGAAAAGGAAGGCTTCTATGATGGAAAGCATTACATTATTGTATGTACTCCAAATATAGTAGGTGTTCTAAACGGACCTGGTAATGGAATATCTAAATACGAAATGACCAGTACCGAAGATTATATTATGTCAAGTGAAATTAGACAAACATTGAGAGAAGAAGGTAAATTATGAAGTTAGTATCTAACAAGGATCCAATATTAACAAAAGTACTACAAGATGTCGATATGGAAAATCCGCAGATTGATTTAAAGCAAACTAAGAACGATATGGTGGAGCTGATGGTCTCTAAAAGAGGTCTAGGGTTGTCTGCATCTCAAGTCGGTATTGATTATAAGGTCTTTATTATCGGTGAAGACAAAGAGAATACGATGATGTTTGTGAATCCTGAAGTTCTATCTGTTTCAGAAGAAACTGAATTAGATATCGAAGGTTGTTTAAGTTACCCAGATGTATTTGTTAAAATGCCAAGACCTAACATGGTTGAAGCAAAGTGGTTTGACGAAGAAGGTAAACCACAGCAAGGTCGATTCGAAGGTTACACCGCAAGATGTTTCCTACATGAGTTTGACCACTTACATGGTGTTGTATATAAGGACAAAGTATCTCGACTCAAATGGGATAGAGCTCTCAAAAAGAAATCAAAAATTACAAAGCAACGTAACCAATTAATGGCATACATGGCGAACGCTCAAGCAGCAATGGATAACGCCAAAGCCGCTCAGGAGTAATATGAAGATCGCGATCGTTACCGATAT